CAACACAGGAAGAGCGCGACCAGATTCGCCTCGAAAAACGGCATTATTCCGATCTACGCTGGGCAGTTGAGCGCAGCATCCTGATGGATTCCGACTGGACAGACCTCCTGGCGCTCCATGCTGAATATGGAAAAGAGGGCCCACTTCGCCTTGAACGGGAACTGCTGCCATTTTGGCAACAATGCCAGAAAATGAATCTTGCATTGGAGCGCGCTAAGCACCACCCGCTCACCGTCAACGCTGCCGACGTGTTGGCTGAGTTTTCCACAGTTTCCACAACCGCCAAATAAAACACAATCCTCAAATGAACAACGCACAAATCAACGATCAAATCAACGCTGCTTTTGACAAAATCATGTCGATTGGTTATCAGATGGACACGGATTTCTGGGATGATTACCTGCACTCTCCCGAGGATATTGACGGTTCAAGCACCGATCAACGCTGGAACAAAAACACATTACGTTCCATGCAGGCCGATATAGAACAATCTGTGTAACCCTGCACAACAAGCCAAAAGAAACCCCTCGCGGTGCTCGGTGCATCGCGGGGGGTTTTCTTATTGCCTTGTGGTAGGTAGCGAGCGTAGCGAGTTTTGACACTCCATAACCGCCCGAGGTGGCAGCGTAAGTCTCGCAAGACGCAACGGGAAGATGAAATCCAACCTCATGAAATGCTCCAGCTCAACCTGGCCCTCGGTAACACCCTGAGTGTTACGAAACGTCACATACCGTATGAAAGGCGGCGTGGTGGCGCGGAGCACTTCGCCCCACAGCACCATGCCGCACACGCTGTGCACAATCACGCTGCGATCCTGTCTGAATGGTATTCGCAGGCAGTAAAGCTAACCTCACCATTCGCAAGAATTTCACGCTCCAGCAACCAAGGGGCGAGTGAACAGGTTATTTCTTCGTCCGAGATCTTAAAGTGTTCGCATGAAAGGCAAGACTCATGAGTCTCACGCTGTTGTGTTTGTGGTTGGGCCATCGTTGGTGATGAAAGGGGGTAGGAGAACATCGGTCAGTTCCACCCGTTGAAAGGCGGAACCGCAGAGGTTTTTGCCACGTTCCAGTGCCGTGGCGTAGTCGATGCAGCGCATCAGAAAGGTTTGGCCTGTGGTGTCATAACTACAGGATTGGAAAACACGGTAAACAGGCATGAAAGGCTCCAGTAGTGTGCGAGCGTGGCTCGCGGCATTAGCGGTTCCAGCTTGAGCCGTACATGCTGGCGGTTTCGTATTCGCGGTTGAAACGCTCGTTGGTGCAGTGTTGAACGGCACGTTCCGCTGCGCAGTGTGCAAGGTTTATGCAGTCGAAAAGGGTCAAGCTCCAGCCTTTGGACTCATAAGTAGCGTCGCCTTCGCGGAGCCAGTTCACCAGTGCTTTGTCGAAAGCAGTGTAATCCTCGGGAAGGGGGAGGAGGCCCTCGTCTTCCCACTCGGATTCGCTTAACCACTGCTTGGTGATGGGGCATTGGCCGCCCCAGCCGTATTCGGGATCAGCATCCCAGCCTTGCTCTACGCGGGCTTTGGCTGCCCTATCGGCCTCGGCCATGTACTCGTAGGCGCCCCAGGCTGGGGGTAGTGTTGTGGTGGTTGCGGTCATCATCAAGGTGGTGATGTGTACTGTGTAAATCTACACCTCAATGCAGAACCTGTCAAGCGTTTACGTTCCACGCCTTGGTGGTGAGCGCAGCGAGCGTTATATGTCGTCAAGATCCGCCCACGGTTTTGGTGGTGGTGGTGCGGGGGTGCGTAACTTTTCCAGGTAGGTGACGAAGCGACCATGAAAGTTGTGTGACCGTTCCAGTAGTTCATCCTTACTGAGCCAATGCACATCGGGGGGACCGGCGCGGCGGGCAATGACAACTGCTCCACCTGCAAACTCCTGGCTGGGGTTGTGTTGAATGGTTCCGGCGTGGTAGGCGCCGAGTTGATCGAAGTAATCCTCCAGCAGTTCGGCGCCGCGACGGGTGGCGCTGGTTTTCCAGTCCACCAGCCATAGGCCGGGGCGGTCTCGCAGATACAAGGCGGCGTCGAATGTTCCAGCCCAGCCGTGGCATGGGGCGGTGGCAGCGTGGAGGTACGGCGGGCTGCATGTGATGCGCAGTTCCACGCCTGCTTCGCCAGCGCAGTGTTGTTCCAGCCACGCATCAAGGCCGCGACCGTAACCGACGCAGCTCAGGTCTAATTTTGGTGGGTTGCTTTTGTACGCTTTTGCCAGTGCCCATTTCCAGATCGAGCTAGGAATACGCGAGCTTCGCTCGCTGAATATGGCATCTGTGGTTGCTCCAGTGCTTTTTGCGAGTGCTGCAAGCGCGAGCTTGCGTGCCGTTTTAAGGCGCCACTCCACTCGTGAATGGGCACGGGTGCCGCGGGTGGTGGCCACGCTAGAGATAACGCCAGCGCGATCCCCCATGCGGGCTTTCCAGCGTTCCAGTGCATCATTGTTGGCGGTTTCTTTGAGGATATGAGTGACGCTGTGGTAAACCTTGCCCGTAACGTCGCGGTATACGCGGAATGGGCCAGTGTTGTCCTGCTCCAGTCCAGTGTGGCCTTGCAGGAACACAAAAATACTCCTTCCCATTACATAATACCACTAAAAAGCCCCCAGCGCAAGGCCAGGGGCAAAGGTAGCGGGAAACTAGGCTTTGAAAGGATCTCCACCTGTTAGTAAGCGGGTAATGTCGAAACCGGCAGCACGGGTTTCGGACCATGCAGCTTCAATCACCTTGTTAGTGGTGGTTTTGCGGGGTGCTGGGCGCAGTGTGTAAACAGTGGTGAGCTTTGAGCCAGTGCGGGACAGTATGAAATCCCACTCCTGGAGGTTCTCGTAATCCTCCATCTGTGCCACTTGATCCAGTTCGGAGATGATCGACTTCTGGGTGAGTTGTAGAACCTTTACCTTGCCGTCTTCAAAGTGGTAGACGGGAACGGCGATGGCGAACTTGATGTCAAGGCCGCCGTTGTCTTTGGTGCGTGGGGTGTAGCTGCCTAGTTCCAGTACGACCTCTTCTGGGGTGGGTTCTTGGGGGAAGCGGAAAGGCTTCATGGAGCCTGCACTGTCTTGGCCCCAGGTTTCCCAGAACTCAAGGGGTTCTTCGGAGAGGAGGGCGAAGCGGGCGCTGCCACCGTCAGCAATTTTGCTTGGGGAAAGGTAGGCGCCACCGCTTTTTTGGGTGATTGCGGCTGTTGCAATTTTGGAGAGGAATGCCATCTGTTTTTTGTGGTTTGTGTAGCCCAGGGTGGGCTGTACTTTTACACATTAACAGGTTGTCAGGAGGCTGTCAAGCGTTACCATAGAAAAACGCCCCAGCCGCCTTTCGGTGGTCGGGGCGTCTTTGAACAACCTCACTCTGAAGTTTACCATGTGTACTACACAAGAGCTGCTCGCCTTTGTGCGGCAGTTGCCGATAGGTATTGCCTACGCACCGATTTATGCCAATACATGTCCCATGCAGTCGGGGCAGTTGAGTAAGGGCAAAACTCCGTTTGAAAGGGCTCACCATCATGTGATGACGCCTGCGGATGTGGCGTTACAGATTGAGCGCAGGCCGGAGGTGTTCCAGGCTGTGGGTATTTTTGCTGGGCCTCGTAGTAAGGGGATTGTTTTTCTTGATGTGGACCGGAACCTATCGCGGTTGCGGAAGAAGTGGAAGGACACACTTGAGGGTGCTCCAGTCGTTACCAGTACGAAGAGCAATGCGGCGAAGTACCTCTTTAGGGTCCCTGAGGAGCTGTGGGGCCAGGTAAAAGGTTTTGGGTTGTCAGATACCGGGGCGGGGTATGAGGTGCTCTGGGGGCGCCAGGGGTTGATCTATGGGGCATATCCAGGTTCGAGTGACGGGAAGGCTCCAGCTGGGTCGTATGGGTTTGAGGGGGATCTGGAGGAGGTGCCGGTGGCGCCCGAGTGGTTGTTGGCGGAGATGCGCGATGCGGCGGGGCGCGAAGTGCAGGATGCGGGGTTTATTAAGAACCGTAAAGCGTTGGATTTCTCCGATAGGGACCCGGCGGAAGTTGCTGAGATGATCCAGTGTGCTCTCAAGGTGATACCGGGGCAGGGCATTGGTAGTCGCGATCACTGGATAAAGGTTGGTATGGCGATCCACTCGGAGGTGCCGGGGGATTTGGGGTTGACTTTGTGGTCGGCGTGGTCAGCAGAAGATCCCGAGTATGCGGGGGAGTGGACGGAGGAGAATCCGTGTGAACCAGTCTGGAAGTCGTTTAGGAAAGGGCCGGTGTCGTTGGGCACCTTGTTCTGGATGGCCGATCAGCAGATGCCCGGCAGGTTGTGGTTGCCCGAGGATTTGCGCAAGGTTGTTAATTCTGTTGAGACGGTTGCGCAACGTGTCGAACTTGTATATCTGACTGGGGAAGAATTGCTCCAGCAAGGAACAAAATTAGAGGAGGAGATTGAAAATCCTGCACTTTTAGATCAAGCTAAGCATGTACTGGCTTTGAAAGCTGGTAGACGTGAAGGGGCTATCGCCATTGATCGACTTCTGGACGCTGATATGGCGTACCAGCGCACTAAAGGTTCTGGTCCTGTTGCTATAGCCGATTTGGAATCGACCCCTTTTGAGTATTTAATTCCGGGTTTACTTCCTAAGCCCTGGACTCTACTTATTCATGCTGATGGCGGTACTGGGAAGACGGCAATGTGCCAGACAATTGCTAAACACCTTAGTGTTGGTATTCCTTTTGATGTTTATGGTGGTTTAGTTGATGTGCCTAAATGTAGAGTTTTGTGGCTTAATGGAGATCAAAACGAGCGGATAGTTAGAAGACAGTTTATGCAGTTGGGTGTTGAGTACGGTGTGGATGTTATTCCTGAGTGGGATATGAACTGGTATAGACGTTTTCGTAAGTTACAGAAAAAGTATAAGTACGACTTGATTGTTATTGATAGTTTGGATGGCTGTAACGACTCCAATCCTTACGAGGAGAATCGTCGGGAATACGCTTTACCTATCAAAAGGCTTGCTAGGCGTAACGGTCAGGATTTTCCGGCTTGCGCGATTCTGATTATTCACCACAACACTAAGAATGGGCAATTTAGAGGCACCAGTGCGATTCGGGCTGCTGTGGATGAGACCTGGAACATGCGAAGGCTTACCCAGCAAGAAATTGTTGAGCGGGGTCTTTACCCGAATAGTCGGTGCGTAACTGTTGAAAAATCTAGGGATGATCGAGAGGGCAAGCAAATGGTGTTTCGTCTTATGAAAGATTTTACTTACCAGATAAGGCATCTCCCTGAAGCGCGAGGAGCCGCTGTAACAGCTTCCCAGCAGGTTCAAGCTGTCCTGGAGCTTATGAGGGCGGAACGACGGCCCTGGACGCTCTCAGAGCTTGTACAGCACGAAGAAGTAGGTGGGGAGCACACGGAACGTATGAACCGCAGTGTGTTGGAAAAGCTTGAGCAACAAAAACTGGTGGAAAGGTGTGCTCCACCCGATACATCTAATCCAAAAGGAAAAGGACGTCGCCCTGTGTACTACCGAGCTGTTGGTACTAATGTTCCAGGTTTTATATCTCACGCGCGGGGGGGTACGAAGTTAGCACTGGAACAAATAAAAAACCCTGTGGTGGAGATGGATTTGAATTGTTCCGAAGGTCTGGAACAAATACAGCCCGGAATAAATAAAGCCGGTAGTACAGATCTAGTACCTGGGACAGCGGTTATTTGTTCCGGGGTCGATTTGTTACAAGAGGCCGGATTAATTCAAACCTCTTCCACCCCAACGGATTTGGATTTATTTCCAGTATCTCGTGTGAATAGGGATAGCAACTCAGAGGAGCCCCTTAAGAGATATTCCGACGTTGAGATAATGGAGATTAGAGAGGCTGCGGAAAAGTTCTGGGATTAGTAACCGTTCTGTGCTACAGTAAAGATCTGCGGCCTGTCGAAGCCGCTCCACCCCGCTTGCAGACTCATGACTACGGAACAACTTGAGGCGTTGAACTCGGCTGTGGCTGAGCTGGTGCGTACCTACAGGGAGTACACAGCTACGACTGGCACCCAAGAACTCATCGAGTTCGAGGAGAACCACCCCCTGGCTGATTTGCTAGAGGATCTGGAGTTCTATGTAGATGAGGCCGGGCTCCTTGGATAAAGTTAATGCTCCAGCTCATTACACTTTCGGGCGTGTCGAAGTAATTGACATCATCGAAGATGCGATTAGTCGTGCGCCCGATGCTGTACTGGGAAATTGTCAAGGCCACGTCCTACGTTATGTATTAAGGATGTGGGACAAAGACGATCCGATGCTAAATGCGTCTAAAGCGCGGTGGTATCTTGATCGTTTAATTAAACACCTGGATCGTTATGAACTGCCCGAAGTGTGACTCCGTTAGGATACGAACTATTAATACAAGGCACGATACTGTTGAGTCGGTTGTGCGAGATCGTAAGTGTTTAAGATGTGAACATAAGTGGTTTACTTGTGAGATAGACTTGCCGCGTCACGCTGTTAAATGGGGTGATGCGGCATCGCTAAAGCGTGTTGAAGGTTTTCGTAAAGTAGTTTTTAGCTAACCTGTATTACAAGCATTTAATCCTTATGAAAACTGCTGCCCTTGTTTTTGTTCTTATTGTTGCTGCTAGTTTAAGTTTTATAGTAGCTTGTTTTGCTGCTTGGGCATTAACTGCTATATGGCCTTCGCTGCCCTTTTGGCCTGTTGCTCTTTTAGGTTGGGTTGTAATTAGTGTTTTTAGTCGTTCCTCTTCATGACGGTGGAACCATCCTGGCGGCAGCTATCCGCTATTCCCGAATCGGTACTCAAGGCGTCGGTGTTGAAGGCAGTTGGGGTAACACCCACTGCCGCCGGGGTCAGCCGTACATTTGACGGCGGTAGCTTTAAGGTGTTTGCTGGTGCCTTTTCTGCTACAGTAGAGCGGTATTCGCCAAACCAGGCATGACTGTTTTCTCTTCTGTTTCCGACTTGGCCACCCTTGCCAACGCCGTCACCATTGCTTTTGACTGTGAAACCACTCAGC